GAGCGTGAATAAATATGTCGGGTAAAGACATTTTCATCTATCCCGTTGTAATTGAAAAATCAGGCGAAGATGTTGCATTATACTTCCCTGACATTCCTGGTACGGCCATTATTGCCGCGGATACAGTTTCCGGAATTAAAGAAGCTAAATCCATGCTGATTGATCGGTTGATTGAAATGGAGGATAAAAATTTAGATATTCCCAAACCATCCGAACCGGAAGACATTGAATTAAACGATGAAAGCGATCGGATTGTTTTTGTAGAAGTATTCTTACCTCCATTCCGAGATGAAGCGGCAAATAGGGCTGTTAATAAAAACTGTACTTTACCAGCGTGGTTACGGGATGCTGCCGAAGATGCAGGTCTTAATTTCTCTCAGCACCTTCAAACATCCCTAAAGAAGGCACTGGGCATTAAGCATGATGATCATCAGTAAAATTTAAATAAAAAAAGCCGTGCACTTGGCACAGCTCTTCTTAATTCCGTGTTAAAGCAGCATTCGCCCACATAACTGCTTGCTCTAAATTTGTTAGGGCCAGTGATTTCTCTCTACTGTTCGGGCAAAGGTCATCAACCAAGTATGCGAGTTCTTTCGCCTTTTCACGGATAGCTGTATATTTCTCAGTCTGTTCCGGTTTTGGCGCGTGGTATTTAAAATTGTTTTCGATCTGTGTATTCATCGTCTTATACCTCCAAAATGTATTTTAAATATAGAGAGGTTAACCAACGGGTGTTGGCGGTCGTGTCAGGCACCAGAATTGGTTAACCTCTCTTTTTTTGTTGCCATGCTACAACTATACATCGTATAAATCCAAACAACATACCGAAAAAAGTAAATAATTCAGGAATTTTTTAGAGAAAATTATTACTTTTTTTCTACCGCTATGTTTAGGGCTAACGCCAGCTTGTAGAAAGCTTTCCAACGTATTTTGTAATAGGTACGCTCACTAATTGGCGGGTTAAAAATATGGTTATAGATGACATAATCATACACATAATCCTGCTTTAGATAACGTTCGCGAATCAGTAGCTGTTCCTTGGGATGAAGCCTTGCTACAGCCCTATCTATACGCTCTATATAAGCTTTTCTGGCTGCCTGAGTATCTATGTTATAAATAGCCACATTGGCCGTTGAATCACTGGTTACGTTTGTCTGACCGTGAAACCGTTCTTGGTAACTGGATGTGATGTTCACTTCTTTTTCTTCAAAGGTGACCGTTTTGAAAATGCGGTATTTCTCAAATTCAGCCTCAAGAAGCTTCTTGCGTCTTTTTTCTGTCGAGTTCCGGTAAGAAACAATTGCTGCTCATGGGTTCACTCCTTTTGATGGAGGTAGCCCCGGTAACCCGGGGCAGTATGATTAGAATGGCAGAGCGTCTTCCGTATCCTTGGTTTCCGGCGTTTCCACGTCCTCAATCGTCACCTGATCCTGATCCTGATCCAATTCTACGGTTCCGTCAGCTTTTACCGTATATTCCAACCCTTCATCTTCCTCATAGTATTCTTCTATGCTCATCTGAGAGGGTTTGAGCATGAGCAGAACATTCCGCCCAGCGCGCTTGTATAGTTCAATTGCCTCTTCTTCACTATCGCCTTTCAAAGCAAGCTTCATAACGGTTTTCTTGCTGTCACGCTGAATATTCATGAATTCAGCCGAGATCTCTTCCGTTAGCCCGGGAAGGTTGAAGATGACAATGGTCCCGGCCATCTCAACAAGCTTTTGAGCAGAACTGCTATCCTCGTTGCCTTTCAGCTCAAATTTCAAAACCTCTTTTTTGTCATCGCGCTGCATGGATTTGAATAAAACATTAATTTCGGTAGACATAGTTTTATCGCTCCTTATTAGTCATTATTAGAAATTAAATTTGGACTTTAGACTTGACATATGCTTCTATGTTTCTAACCTCTTGTAGAAGCTCACAAAGCGTTGTAGAGGGTGTTTCCTTTATCTTGCGCTTTATAAAATCATTGATAAGGCCGCCAAGGGATGAATAGAACCCGAGATGCACAAAATATTCTTTCTCGTTTCCCTCTTTATCCATAGATTTCCGTAGCTGAGATAGGCAGAACTGCCTTTCATCTGAAGTGATATACAGGTCATCTTCAATATGCACTTTCACCTTGCCACCTTCTTCCGTTTTTTCTTTGTTGTAGGGCTCAGGATTTCGTCAATTACCTTTTTTCGGTATGGGTAAATATCAATACCGACAGCAGAGCAGAATCCATTTTTCGACAGATACGTTTCATACGATATATGAGCAAGGATGAAAGCGTCTCTGACATTATCGCTGTTGTGTTTGAATCCCCAATCCTGGTATATGGGAAGGATTAGATCCTCTTTTTTTGCATTTCCTTTTCCGGAAGCAAACTTCTTGAGTTGTGAAGGCGTTACTTCGGTGTATTGGACTTTCCGCCGGGTAAGTGCCATTCTGATTCCCCATCCGATTCCAAACATTTGGCCGACATAATTCCCCTTTGCTGCATGGGCAAATCCTTCTATAAAAACTTGATCTCCCGGCTGAATGTGATCCATGATCTCATCAACCAGAGTGATCATTCTGATAGGATCGGGTCTATTAATGCCCGTCAATTCCTTTGCCTTTATGACATTTCCAAACTGGTCCAGTGCGACAAATCCGGTTTTTGTCGACGGATCTATCCCCACGAATCTCATAGAGTCACCTTCTTCTGACTGACTTGGCTCCATGGAATTAACCTTGCAACCTTGCAATACATCGGGCGCATTTCCTTATACTTTGGTTTATGTTTGCCGTAATACAGCCGAGTCTCTTCTTTAATTGCTTCGTGATGTTCAGTACAGAGGGGGACCAAAGCGAACGTTTCTTGTGCTGCCTTTTTGCATCCGGGATATTCACAGGTCATCTTCTTCATCCCCTTTCGACAATTCTTTTTCGAGCAATGACCTGTCCTTGAGGATCAATTGCTGAACATCATTTTCTTGTAGGACAAAGTCTATACCCCGGCGCTGTGCTATACTTGCAAACACGCTCATCGAATATTCAACACGCTCCGGGAGTGTCATGGCTAATTTCTTGAAATGTTCTATTGCCCTATCCGTATTATTATCGATATCCAATTTTCTTATTTTTTCTAGAGATTCTTGATATTCTAAATATCTTTTCATGTCTATGCTTGATGGCATTGTGCGGAGGAGCTGTTTATTCGGATCAACACTATGCCATCCTCTTTCAGTCGCCCATTGTTTAATCCAATTCGTCAATTCATTCATCTTCTGTACCTCCTAACAAATGAGAGTGTTCGTACATGTTTCCTACTACGGTGACATAAGGTAATACGTGATGTAGTAACCAGTTACCACAGCATAATTCCATCCGGTCACTGTAGCCGACTGTGTACATGCCATTTATTTCAATGAATCTGTCAAAGGGATGATTTTTAATTTCTACTATGTCATCTTCAAATATTTCCACATTGTTACGATCATAAAGTCTGGTAAATTGACCTACTGTTTCATAATCTACCCTCCAGTTTTCATTATCCGTCCATATTAGGTGCTCGTCTAAAATAGCACCGTACAAATAAAAACCATACACCCATTCTCCGTTATCGATACGTTTACCCCGAAACTTTATTGGTCTATTCATCAGTCTCATTCCTCCACCATAAACAAGTTCCCATTTTTCACGATCACATCATTGTGATCTTCGGGACAAAAAAGATAGCTCCCCATGTAATCAAAATAAAAGTCCTGTGCGCAGTCTGGACTACAAAAGAAGCCATTCAGGTATTCGCTGAACTCAATCTCCAGATCTGGAGATAATTCTTGTCCACAACCTCTACATTTTAATACTTCCATTCGTCCCCATCTCTCCTTTATTCGTCTATTTTTTTCCATGATAGAGAGATGAAATCTTGAGCAGACTCATTGACAATGTCAAAGATTTTGTCTGCTGCTGCTTCTTCACTGAGTCCTTCCAATTCCTCGTCCTCAATTTCAATTACATCTTCTCTACATGCAGTTGGATACCCGATGCTGAGTTTATATTTTACTTTCATAGATGGTTCTCCTTATTTCAACTTTGTTTTATTAATCAATTCTTCTATCCCGATCTCTTTTACAAGTTTTTCACCAATGCTATCCTTAACAGCATCATTAATGTATTTCTTTATTTCGGTATTGACTCTCTTTACAAGGTCGTCACTCATTCGTTTGCTCTCATGGTGTATCTGTTTGTTGACTATCCATTCCATGCGACTCCAACAATTTGAATAATGACTACTACTTGGTTTGCCCTGGTCATTCACCATTTCAGTAAGCCATTTATCGCATTTTTCTTTAATCAAGTCATACACTTTAATATCTTCTCTTAGTGCGTCTCCCCATTTATCAGTAATCGTTACACCTTTGTTTAAGAAACTTTGATAAGTTTGAGTTATTAACTCTTCAATTTTGGCTATGACACGTTTTTCCGCGTCTTCTTTAACAGACTTAATTGTTTGTTCTGAGATTCGTTCAACTACTCCATTGATAATTTGGCCTTTCACTACTTCGTCAAGCGATTCATCTTCCAACCAATCAATGTTCACGGATATATCAAATTTCATTTCTACACTCTCCTAAACTTTTAATTTTTCCTTATACCCGGACCTAATCATCAAAGAAGAAATCCAAGTTCTTCTTGGGTTCTGTTTGTTGCTGTTTCTCTTCTGGCTCTGGCGCACCAACATAATTCCACCCGAGCTGCTTGTATATAGCGTGCAGTCCCGGGTACATCTTTGCCAACTCACCACGTCTGTACTCCCTAACACGCTGACTTACAAAATCGTAGGTTTTCAGCATCTTTTTTCTTGTAGCTTCATCTAGCAATGGGTCTTCAATCTCTATGCTCTTTGAAACAAGCCACTTGAGGGAATTCTGATACTGCTCCTCGTTTTCAATCCTTTTACTCGGCCTTTTTGGGAAGTTCCACATATCTTTGCACCCACCACTCAAACTTGTAGCGGAATCGGTTCTCCCCCACATTTCTGCCTTTGGCAAAGTAAGAACGGATAACTTTTGTATTGTTTTCCTTCTCCCCGTTGTGCCAAAGAAACTCTACTACGTCGGCATCTTGTTCGATCGAGCCGGATTCCTTGAGATCGGAAAGCATTGGTTCCTCTCTTTTTTCACTCTCTCTGGTCATTTGGGAGAGCATAACAAAACAAAATTTATATTTTCGTGCCATTTGTTTGGCTGCAGATGTAACGGTTCCTATGGCTTCTGCTCTGTTCTCGTTTTTCCGCCGCGGTATTTTCATGATTTGAAGGTAATCAACAAAAACGGCAGCCACTTTCCCATGCCTCTTTTTAAATCTGCGAACCGTAGCCTGAACTTCCTCTATCGTTACCGCTGCTTTGTCCTGAATATAAATGGGTAGCGCATCGAGCGTATCAAGGGCCATTTCGATTTTTTCCCATTCTTTTTCTGTTAGTTCATCTTTTTTCTGGGTCAAGCGAATGTAATTAACTCCGCTGATGTTTGAAACCAACCTATCCTTCAGCTCATTTGCACCCATCTCCTGTGAGAAGAACAGGACACATCCTCCATCTGGGTTGTTTTTTGCAACTCCGTAGGCAAGCTGTAATGCTTTTGCTGTTTTTCCCACGCTCGGTCTACCCGCCAAGATATACAGCCAACCCCGCCAGAGCATCGCCCAATCGTCAAACTGCTTAAAGCCGGAATAAATCTTTTCTGCTTTGCTTTTCAGATGCTTCCGGTAGTCCTCCCG